ACCAAGAAACTATGCGTTGGAAAGACAATTAGCTGAAGCTCAAAATGCTGCTAAAGCTAGAGCTGATGCTCTTGCAGCTAGTGCTGCAGAAACTTCTTATAAACAAGCTAAAGGTTTATATGGTTCACGATCTTTATTTGGTAAAGCTGGTGGTCGTGGTTACTTTGATACAGTATAATTATTATGGCATATGTAGATATATCAGATACTCCTATGCTAGGAGCAACAGATAGAGCAACAGGAATCCTTAAACAATATAAGGAAGCTCAAAATGTCAAAGAACATTGGAAAGATAAATTTGAGGAAGCATATGAATATTGCTTACCTAATAGAGAATCTTTTTATGATGAAGCTCCAGGTCAAAGACGTACAGATAAGATCTTTGATGAAACAGCAGTAGTCGGAGTACAAGAATTTGCATCAAGACTTCAAGCAGGTATCACTCCTACATTTGCAAGATGGGCAGATTTTCAAGCTGGATCAGAAATACCAGAAGAACAAAAATCATTTATCAATCTTGAATTAGATAAAATAACTAATTACGTTTTTCAAGTTTTACAAAACTCTAACTTTAATCAAGAAGTACACGAAGCATTTATGGATCTTGCTATTGGTACTGGAGTAATGTTAGTAGAAGAAGGTGATGCTGTTAATCCTGTAAAATTTACAGCAGTTCCTTTACCAAGAGTTTGTTTAATGAATGGCCCTGCTGGAAAAATAGATGCTATTTATAGAACAAGAATTATCAAACCTAATGAAGTAACAATACTTTATCCTAAAGCAAAACTTCCAGAAAATTTTGATCCATTAAAACAAAAGAAACAAGTTAAAATTATTGAAGCTATTTATAAAATTTATGAAGACAATGTAGAAAAATATAAATTCTGTGTTGTTATGGAAAATCCAAAAGCTATTTTATTAGAAGAAATTTATACAGGAGAAGGTTCTAATCCTTATTTAGTTTTCAGATGGAATAAAGCATCTGGAGAAGTTTATGGTAGAGGCCCAGTATTTAATGCAATGGGTGCAATAAAAACCTGCAATCTTACCATAGAATTAATATTACAAAATGCACAAATGTCTGTAAGTGGAGTATATACTTATGAAGACGATGGTGTTATAAATCCAGATAACATCTCCCTTGTACCAGGTTCTTTAATTCCTGTAGCTCCTGGGAGTAAAGGACTGATACCAATTCAGGCAGCATCTAACTTTGATGTTGCCCAATTGGTATTACAAGATATGAGAGCTAATATTAAAAAAGCTCTTTATATGGAAGCTTTAGGAAAACCTGAAGGAACTCCAATGACAGCTACAGAAGTTTCTGAAAGAATGGCAGATCTTTCAAGACAAATAGGATCTTCATTTGGTAGACTACAATCTGAATTTATTAATCCATTATTAAAAAGAATTATTAGAATATTATCTAAACAAGGTAGAATAACTATACCAAGTGTTAACGGGAAAGAAGTTAGAATAGCTCCAAGATCACCATTAGCACAAGCTCAACACCTACAAGATGTTGCAGATGTTACAAGATTTAATGAAATTATAGCTGGAACATTTGGCCCACAAATGATAAACGTAATTGTGAACCAAAGTGAAACAGCAAAATATTTAGCCGAAAAAATGAATTTACCTGAGAAGTTGATAAGAGATGAGTCGGAACAGAAAAGAATTGTAGAGCAGATTAGTCAACTACAAAATCAAGCCCAAGAGCCACAAGCACAAAATGGTGCTGCTGCACCTGGACAAGTACCGACTGAATAATGTCTTGGGATGGATTAAAAAATCAAAAAGATAAACCAGTTCCTACAAAAAGTATTGATGGTTATTTAAGAACTCCAGAAGAAGAAAAGATTTTAAATAAACATTTTGCCAATCTCTTTAAAGGAGATGAAGGAAAGAAAGTCTTAGACTATTTAAAGTCTATTACTACAGAAGCTGTTGCTGGGCCTAACATCACCAGTAACGCCTTATTCCATATAGAAGGAATGAGATTTTTAATAGGTGTTATAACAACACGGATAAAAAAAGGAGAACACGATGGCCGATGATAATGTTGAAACAACAGCACCAATCGCCACAGAAGCACCTTCTGAGGCAACTAAACCTGACTATGTTCAGGATAAGTTTTGGAATGTTAATTCAAAGCAAGTCAATATCGAGAACCTAGCTTCAAGTTATAATACACTTGAAAAGAAATTAGGAACTCGAACAGAAGATCTCTCTAAACAAATTAGAGGTGATTTAGAAAAAGAAAGACTTTCTAAAGTTCCAGAGTCTTATAAATTAAATGTTCCAGAGATACCTCAGAATGTTAATTTAAAAGTTGATAAAGAAATGGAACTTGTTAAATGGTGGGATAATACTGCAAAATCTGCAGGACTATCTCAAGAACAGTATGATACTGGAGTTAAAGCATTTGTTGACAATGCTCTTTCTCAATTACCTAATCAAGATTTAGAAACTCAAAAGCTTGGTGATAATGGTAAAGACAGAGTACAAGCAGCAGAAATGTGGAGTAAAAAACATTTATCTCCAGAGGGTTATAATAATTTTGCTAAATTAGCATCTACTGCTGAAGGAGTAAAAGTTATTGAGGAATTAATGAAACTCAATAAAGACTCATCTATGCCTGTTCAAAATACGCAAATGGATATCTCAGCATCTGCTGATGATTTAAAATCAATGTTAAATGATCCTCGTTATTACGATAGTAGTAAAAGAGATCCAGCATATGTAAAAAGGGTTACAGAACTGTATGAGAAGGCGTATAAAAACTCAGCTAAAGAAAGCTAAGTTTAATTATAAAAAACTTAAAAAGGATCTTCATTGGCTTGATGCAATATCACAGACAGGTTGGTTATCTATTAATGATATGGATAATATCAAACCTTCTAATGCTGTATCAGGTTCAATGTGGATTTATAAAGATACTAAAGATTATATCACCTTATTTGGTACATATTCCTATGATGATAAAGGTGAAATTGAGTTTGGAGAAGTTATTACTATTCCTAAAAAGTGGATGTAATGTGCGTTGCCACTAAATACTAATATATACTATTTCTATTTCAGACCTTAAAAATGTCAATGTTAGCCCTTTGTTGGACAACTAATTAAACATTTTGAAGACAATCGAATGTTTAACAACTAACAAAAGGACATAATACAATGGCAAGTTCAATCACGAATGCCTTTATTACTCAGTTCGAAGCAGAAGTTCATATGGCTTATCAGCGTATGGGTTCGAAGCTAAAAAACTTGGTAAGAACTGTCAATGGTGTTAATGGGTCTACTGTTAAGTTTCAGAAAGTTGCAAAAGGTTCTGCAAATACTAAAGCAAGACACGCTGAAGTAGTTGCAATGGATCTAGCTCACAGCAATGTAACAGCAACTTTAACTGATTACTACGCAGCAGATTATGTTGACAAACTTGACGAACTAAAGGTTAACATTGATGAACGACAAGTAGTTGCTCAATCAGCAGCATATGCACTAGGCAGAAAAACTGACGAAGTGTTAATTGCTACTCTTGATGCAGCGACTTCTATTGCTGCTAACGTCAATTCTTCAGCAACTGGGATGACTCTCATTAAAGCGAAGAATATGATGGAAGTATTTAATGGAAACGATGTTCCTGATGATGGTCAAAGATATTGGGTAGTAGGGCCGAAACAATGGTCTGATCTTTTATCTGTTGATCAATTTTCTAGAGTTGAATATGTAGGGCCTGATCAATTACCATTTCCTGGCGGAATTACTGCTAAGAGATGGATGGGTTTCCTATTCTTTGTTCACTCTGGTTTATCTTTATCAGGATCTGACAGAAAAAATCTGGCATTCCATAAATCAGCAATTGGCTGTGGTATCGGGTCAGACGTACGGACTGAAGTAAACTACATTCCAGAAAAAGTTTCACACCTAATAACATCTATGATTTCATTAGGTAGTGTTGCAATTGATGGCGATGCAGCTAGAGTTCAGCTTTGTACAGAATAATAGAAGGAGATAAATAATATGGCTTATGAAACATCAAATCCTGCGAAAAAAATTTCGCAGATGGGCCCTAGCAATTCTCTTTGGTATTATACTGACGGAGATGCTATAGGCACAATAGATAATGATGATTACTTTTTAGCGGATTATAATAATTTCGCTGTAGGTGATATCATAATTGTAAATAGTGGAGGTAACGCTGCAGTGGACATACTTTTAGTATCTGTTCAAGATGGCGGAACTAATCTAAATACAGTCGTTCTAGCGTAAAGCTTAGAAATAACTTGGGCGAAGAAATTCGCCCAGGTTACTGATAAATAAAAAAGAATATGGCAACAACAGATATAGATATATGTGCAAGAGCTTTAGTGATGATAGGTGCTCAACCTATATCTTCATTTAGTGATGGAAGTACAGAAGCATTAGTTGCCTCAAATTTATATACCGATGTAGTAGAGTCTTGTTTAACAAGACATAGATGGAGATTTGCTACAACTCAACAAGCATTATCATTATTAACTAATACACCAACAGGAAGATATGATTATGCTTATGCATTACCAACAACTCCTGGAGTCTTAAATATTATTTCGATAACAGTAAATGATATTGTAATTCCTTATGCAAGATATCAAAATTATATTTATGTAAATGGTTATGGATCTGCCAATACATTAGTAATGGATTATATTTATAAAGTTGGTGAAGAATATTTTCCTCCTCATTTTAGATTAGCTGTAGAATATGAACTAGCAGCTTTATTTGCAGGTTCAGTAGCTAGAGATAATGGAATGATAGAACAATTTAAAACCTTATCGGAAAGGCAGTTTCTTGTTGCTAAGAATATAGACTCTACTGAAACTACATCTAAAGTATTAGATACAAATAGATTTATAAATCTTAGAAGATCTACAAGAACAGATGTATAATGGCAAGAGCATTAAGAACTGTATTAACCAATTTTTCTTCAGGGGAGCTTAATCCTTTATTAGCTACTCGTACTGATGTAGGTTCATATTTTCAAGGAGCAAAACAATGTCATAATTTTGCTCTATTAGCTGAAGGTGGATTAATGAGAAGACCAGGTACTACTTACCTAGCTTCATTACCCGCTGAATCTAGACTGATTCCTTTTATATTTTCTGATGATGAGATTGCTATTATAGCTTTATCTAATAATAGAATGGATGTTTATGACATAGCTGGAGCTGCTATTACTTCCAATTATACAACAAATTGTAATTGGACTACTGCTCAATTATTTGAATTAAATTTTGCTCAATTCGGAGATACTATCTTTTTAACTCATAGAAGTAATCCTATTAGAAAAATATTTAGAGAATCCGCTACATCATTTATAGTTAATGCTTTTGCTTTTGATACTCATTCTTCTGGATACCCAATTTATCAACCCTATTATAAATATGCTGATAGTGCTACAACTCTTACTCCTTCAGCTACATCAGGTTCGATTACTGTTACTGCTAGTGCTAATACTTTTGCTGCTACCTGGGTAGGATTAAAATTAAGACACAAAAAAAAGACAATGACTGTAACAGGTTATACAAGTGCTACACAACTCACTTGTACTGTCAATGAAACATTAGATGATACAAGTGCTGCAACTGATTGGGATGAACAAACAATATCTTCCTTAAGAGGATATCCTCAAGCAGTAACTTTTCATAATGGTAGATTATGGTTTGGTGGAGTTTTATCTAGACCTGCTGCAGTTATGGCATCTAAAACTTCTGAATATACTAACTTTGATGTAGATGATGGTGGAGCTAATGATGCTATTGATATGGATATTGCAGGTGATCAAGTTAATGAAGTAAGACATATGTTGTCTGGAAAAGAATTATTAGTTTTTACTGATGGTGGAGAATATTATGTTCCTCCTGCA